AAGCCGCTATTGCAAACGCTAAAGAAGCTTTAGAAGAGACTTTAACTCCTCATTTAAAAGACATGTTAGCTGCTAAACTTCAAGAGATGGAAGATAAATCTGTCGAAGAAGAAGTAGAAAACGTAACTGAAGAAGAAGAGATTGAAGAAACTACTGAAGTAACAGAAAACGAAGAAGCAATTGAGGAAGATCTTACAGCTGCTCCAGAAGTAGTAGAAGCTGAAGACGAGGAAGAAGCCGAGGATGACTCTGAAGAATCAGAAGACGAAGCAGAAGCCGAAATCGAGGACGCTGGCGAAGAAGCTGGTGAAGAAGAAGCCGTAGAAGGTGACGAAGAAATTGGAAATATAACTGTTGATCAGTTTAAAGACATGATTCGTGACATCGTAGCTCAAGAAATTGGCGGCGGCGGAGAAGAAGAAATGGGTATGGACATGGACGGTGGTGACATCGAAGGTATGGGCGATGAAGCTCCCCTCGAAGAACCTGCTGATGATATGGAAGTACCAGGAGAAGAGGAAGAGGAAATCGACCTTGACGAACTTCTTGCAGAACTAGAAGCTACTGTAGCTGAAGGTGAAGAGAAAGAAGAAGAAAAAGTTGATGAAGTATCAACAGCTGAGTCTACTGAAGTACAAGATACTGCAGATTCACAAGCTCAAGGTACTAATATCAATAGAGTAGTAAGTGAAGAACTAGAAGAAGCTCTTGCAACTATAGAGCAACTTAAAAAAGATCTACATGAAACTAATCTTCTGAATTCTAAACTTCTTTATGTAAATAAAATCTTTAAGGCAAATAACCTTACTGAATCACAAAAAGTAAACATTATTGCTGCTTTCGACAAAGCCGAAACAGTAAAAGAAGTTAAATTAGTATTTGAAACAGTTTCTGAAAATGTTGTTACTAGTAAAAAAGAACAAGTTTCAGAATCAAAAGTAAAAGGAATGGCATCTAAAGCTACTGGAACTACAGCTAGTAAACCAGAAGTAATTGCAGAAGTATCTGACGCTGTTCGTAGAATGCAAAAATTAGCTGGAATTATTAAATAATTTATTCAATCAAACATGGAAATTAACACTTTATTAGAAAGCTCAAACAACTACAAAAGCATGCAAGCTGATGCAGCACGTTTGGCTGAAAAATGGCAAGCTTCTGGTTTGTTAGAGGGTATTAAAGATGAAAGATATGCTAACAACATGGCTGTAATCTTAGAAAACCAAGCAAAACAAATCGTAGCTGAAGCTAACAACACAAATGTAGGAGGCGCTTCCTTTACTGCTGGTCAAGGAGAGCAGTGGGCTGGAGTAGCTCTTCCTCTTGTACGCAAAGTATTTGCTCAAATCGTAGCACAGGACTTTGTGTCAGTTCAACCAATGAACTTACCTTCTGGTCTAGTATTTTATCTAGACTTTAAATACGGAACTTCTACCAACGGTAGAGCAGACGGAGACAACATGTACGGTAACGTATCAACTGCTAACTCTAAAATCGGTGTTGACACTGATGTAGCTGGCGGTCTTTACGGAGCTGGACAATTCGGATATTCAATCAACCAAGCAACTGGTACTGCTGCTTCTGCAACTGTAGCTGCTGCTACTTCTGCTTCTGTAAATCATGAAGTAGGAGTTGATATAGGAGCTTTAGAGACTGTAACTATTGCTTTATCTTCTATTTCTGGATACGATCCACTAGGAGTAAGAGCATTTAGACTAACTTCAGGATCTGTATATGCACAGTATACTAAAATTGTTGGAAGTGACATCGTATTTGTTACTGCAGCTTCTGTTGTAACTAACGGTGCTAACGAGCAAATTAAATATCACAAACAACCAGTTGATAATGACAGAGGTGACTTCGAAGCTGATTCTACAGCTGCTGTTGATACTTCTATCTCTATCCCTGAGATTGACGTAAAACTTGCTTCTGAAGCTATTGTTGCTAAAACAAGAAAGTTAAAAGCACAATGGACTCCAGAATTTGCACAGGATCTTAACGCATATCACTCAATCGATGCTGAAGCTGAATTAACTTCACTTTTAAGTGAGTATATTTCAATGGAAATCGATCTTGAGATTTTAGATATGTTAATTTCTGATGCAAGAACTACTGAGCACTGGAGTGCAGAAAACAACAAAGTATGGAATGGTTCATCTTGGACTACTTCAACTTCTGATTTCTACAATACTCAAGGACAATGGTTCCAAACTTTAGGAACTAAAATCCAAAAAGTATCTAACAAGATTCACCAAAAAACTCTTAGAGGTGGTGCAAACTTCGTAGTATGTTCTCCAACTGTAGCTACAATCCTAGAATCAATTCCTGGATATGCAGCTGCAACTGACGGTGATCAGGCAGAATTCAACATGGGTGTACAAAGAGTAGGTAGCTTAGCTAACCGCTTTAAAGTATACAAAAATCCTTATATGACTGAAAATACAATCTTATTAGGATTTAGAGGTTCTCAGTTCTTAGAAACTGGAGCTGTATATGCACCTTATGTACCGTTGATGATGACTCCTCTAGTGTACGATCCAGAAACCTTCACTCCAAGAAAAGGTTTAATGACTCGTTACGCTAAGAAGATGATTAGACCTGAATTCTATGGTAAGATCTACGTTTCTGACGTAGCTCAGATCTAAGAATTAGTTTAGAGTATTTAAGAGAAGAGGGCCTTGTGCCCTCTTTTTTTATACTATTTATATAAAAACGTATTAAATGGCCAATGTAACAATTTGGAATGGAACTGCAACTTTTACTTCTGGTAGTTCTACTCCTTTCGGATTTTATGATAGCGAATCTGACTTTAGAACTGATGCTGCTAAAGTAGCTAAGTTTTGCGGTACTAGGCTTGGGTACCCATTGATGGATGTTGAACTTCAAGACCAAAACTTTTTTGCATGTTTTGAAGAAGCAGTTACTACTTACGGTAACGAAGTATTCCAATACAAAATTAGAGAAAATTACTTGTCTTTAGAAGGTACCGATAGTACTGCTGGTACTGCTAATAATAAAATAGTCAATCCTACTTTAGATAGGGTTATAAATATTAGTAAAAACTACGGAACAGAAGCAGAGGTAGGAGGCTTTGTAACAAGATATACAGGCTCTTTAGCGGTTACTTCTTCTAAACAAGAGTATAACCTAGACGCATGGGCTACAAATCAAGGTATTGAAGGTGGAATAGAGATAAGAAGAGTATTTTATGAAGCTCCACCAGCTATATTACGTTATTTTGATCCTTACGCAGGTACTGGTACAGGTGTTCAATCGTTAATGGATGCTTTTGACTTTGGATCTTACAGTCCAGGGGTAAACTTCCTACTAATGCCTGCATCTTTTGATATATTAAAGGTTCAAGCTATTGAATTCAATGATCAAATTCGTAGATCTACTTATTCTTTTGAAATAGTAAATAATAGACTAAAGATATTTCCTGTACCTAAGTCTAATTATAATTTAAGATTTGAGTATTACAAAGTTAGTGATAAAAAAGCTGCTAGTTTTTTACCTGGATCAGGTTTAATAACTAATGTTGGTGAAGTACCATATAGTAATCCTACATATGGGCAGATAAACAGTGTAGGAAGACAGTGGATATTTAGATACACATTAGCATTAGCAAAAGAGCTACTAGCCTATATTAGAGGAAAGTATCAAATTGTACCCGTCCCAGGTTCTGAAGCTACGTTAAATCAAGCAGATTTACTAACAGATGCAAGAGTAGAAAAAGAATCTCTACTTACTCAATTAAAAGACATGTTAGAACAGACCTCTAGACAGGCTCAGTTAGAAAGAAAAGCTAGTGAGAGCGAAAATCTTAAAAAAACACTTGGAGATATTCCAATGACAATTTATATAGGTTAATGAAACTACAAGATATAATATTAGGTGAAGCTACTTATACTCCCTACCGTGCTATGGTACAGGTTGTTAGTAGAGATGCAAGTCCTTCTGTGTTAGCTGACCTTATTCGTGCACTTCCCGGTGTTACTACATGTACTATAGCGGGATCTGATGAGACAGCTAAAAAATATACCTTTAAAGTTAAGATTATAACACAAAAACCACCATCTGAAGCGTTAAAATCGCTTAAACAGAATGCAATGAGTAAGTATGTAGAAATAAACGCGTTTAAAATTGCTAGTAACTCAGTAGAACGTATGAAACGCCCAGGAGAATACTAATATGCTATTTGGATCTAACAGAGACTTCGATTTATTGGTTAATATCAACCGAGAACTACTAAAAGACATAGTAGAACAGGAGATATTATACCATAAACTCAGTCTTGAAGATTTAGATGTAAATTTATATGGAGAATCCCTTCAAAAGTCGTACTGGAATGCAGTAAAGCTTAACTGTTTAATAACTAGAGGTGATCAAGTAATAGATATACAGGAATTTGGTCCGGATCTAGGTAGACAAGCATCTTTTGCATTTCTAAGACAAGATTTAGTGGATACATCAGTAGTTCCTGAAGTAGGAGATATAATAGAATGGCACAATGATTACTATGAAGTGGATACAGTACGTGAAAATCAGCTGTTTTTAGGTAGAAACAATCAGTATAATCTAACCTCTTATGGATCAGGGTATGGTTCAACCCTATCTATTATTGTAGATTGTCATTTAACAAGAGCCGACAGAGTCGGTATAACAGAAGTAAGATAATATGGCTGAAAACACACCATTACCGAAAACTCAAGAGCAATTATCTCAACTATCACTTGAGCAAGATAGTACTGCTACTGATCAAGGTGTAGTTAGAGCTCTTCAGTTAAACAGAACCAGTGATAATATAGAAAACTTTAATGTTGGTATAAAAGACATTGACGAAGCTATATACCACTACTTTAATACAGTACTTAAACCATCAGTTATACAGAATGGTAAGCAGATAAACGTACCACTTGTGTACGGTTCACCTGAAAGATGGGCAGCAATGCAAAAAGACGGGTATTACCGTGATAAAAACGGTAAAATGCAAGCACCATTGATTGTATTTAGAAGAGATAGTTTAGAAAAAAATAGAAATCTTGGAAATAAGCTAGATGCTAACAATCCTCATAATTTTGGGGTATTTTCTAAGAAGTTTTCAAGTAAAAACGTGTATGATAGGTTTGGATTATTAAATAACCGTGAACCAGTACAAGAATACTATGCTGTTGCTATACCTGATTATGTAAATATTGTATATTCTTGTATCATATTTACCGATTATGTAGAGCAAAACAATAAAATAATAGAAGGAATAAACTTTGCTTCTGACTCTTATTGGGGAGACCCTTCAAAATTTAGATTTAGAGCAATGATAGATAATTATAATACATCAGCTGAAATAGTTCAAGGCAATGACCGTATAATAAAAACTGAATTTAAAATTAACCTACTGGGTCACATTATAACCGACACAGTAAACGCACAAGCATATAATACTAGTAAGTTTTTTTCAAAGGCTTCTATAAAATTTGGCGTTGAAACAGTAAATAAACTTTAATGGCTACGTTAAATACTAAACTTTCTGGATCGTTAATATTTAGAGATCATGGTACTTTCCTATCTGAAATAAGACCTGGTCCTAATGCTTTAACTATTACTGGATCATTAAATGTTTCTGGATCAAGAATAACATTAAACGGAAGTGATCTAGTAGAAAGAATTGCTACACTAGAGGCCGGTCAAGGAGCTGATCAAATTCAATTTGGAGCTATAACTCTATGGAGTGCTTCTATAGGTGAATGGACAGGATCAACAGATCAAAGATTATATGATTTAGAAGAAAGCACAGCTGCATTAGGACAGTATACATCTTCCAACGATGCTAATGTATCTTCTTTATTTAGTAGTGCTTCTACACAAAATAGTAGAGTTTCTAATCTTGAAGCTACAAGTTCTATTGATAGACTAAGAATAATTACCTTAGAAGATAGCAAATTAGTATCTAGTTCAGCACAAATAGACGCTTTAGGGTTTTTAACTGCATCTATAGGAGGAATAGTTTCTAGTTCAAGCCAAATTACCGGATTAGGGTTTATTACAGGTAGTAAATTTTATGACCTAGACGATATACCTGACGGAATAGTTTCATCTTCTGCACAAATAGATGAATTATTTAATATTGACGGTCTAGTATCTGCTTCAAACGGAGTAGTACAGTTGCAAAATACCGATCTACAGGTTACAGGCTCATTTAAACTATCTTTAGATGGTTTTTCTAAGTACTTTTCTATTGATATAAACGGGGATGAAAAAGTAAAAGTGAATCAACAAGGAGTATTTCAATTGATATCACAAAGCTTCACTCCAACCCCAGTAGAAGGTGGAATGTATTTTGGAAATGATTACAATTTATACCTAGGAGTAAATGATTAAATTAACATATTTATATTTATAACAATATTTAGACATGGCACAGTGGAAAAAAATAGTCGTATCAGGTAGTAATATATCTCAACTTGCAAATGATGTTGGATATGTAATTAACCAAGGTGCAGAAGGAGTAGCTTTAACAGGAGCCTTTACAGGATCATTTAGTGGTTCAGCAGTATTACCAGCCTTAACACAAGGAACTGGTATAACAACGTTTAGCTACAACGGTTCATCACCGGCTACAGTAGCGTTAACTGATGTATTTACTGATAATGGCGGTGTAACAGGGACTTTTGGTTCCACAACTCAAATACCCGTACTAACAATTGATGCACAAGGACGTATTACTACTGCATCGTTATCTACTGTCGCTACTCAACTTACTATTTCTTCTGATGGTGTTACTACTGACACTGTAGATCTATTAACAGATACGTTAAGAATAGGTGCTACGAACGGTATTACAAGTACCCTCACCGATAATACTATTACTATAGGATTAAAATCCGGAGTTATATCTGGTTCTAGTCTTTCTTCCGCTGCTCAAGGTCAAGTTACCTTAACTACTAACGGTGTAGCAGCGGCAGCTATTGATTTAGGGTTAGAAACTACCGATGATGTAACGTTTAATAACTTAACATTAACTGGAGATGCCGAAATTGATGGTAATTTAACAGTTAACGGTACTCTAGCTTACTTAAATACTACAAATACCGAAATAAAGGATAAGTATATCCTTTTAAACTCAGGTTCTAGTGATCCAGATACAGGTGGACTTGTAATTGATCAAGGATCAGGAGCAGGTAATTCCTTTATTTTTGACGCAACCGATTTAAGATGGGGTGTTAACAAAAATATTTCTGCTACTACTGGATCAGCTAATAGTGAAGCACATGTTGCATTAGTTATTGATGAGAATGATGCTAACCACGTTGATGAACTTTTCTACCAAAAAGTAGGAAATTTAAAAATAGATACTTCAGGAGATATATTTATTTACACATAATAAGTACAATTAGTTATGCCGGTAACAGCAAATGGAAATGTTGTAGATGGAGATAAAGCAAAAGATATAATATTAAAAAAATCTTTAGAAAAATCTGATCTCAACAAATCTGAATTAGAATTTATTCTTTCTAAACTTAGAAACGCAGAGTACAAAGGACATGAATTCGAAAGATTTTATGTAGTATGGGTTAAGTTAAATTCTTTTTTAGAAAAATTCAATAAGTAGAAGAGGGCTTTATGCCCTTTCTCTATTTATATATAAGTATTACAGGCCCGTAAGGGAAGTGGGCAGGCAATCCTGTAACCAACCGTGATAAAGTAGATATGCCGAATTGGAAAAAACTGATAGTTAGCGGCTCGAGCGCTAATCTATCCAATCTTAACGTAGATAATGCAGTAACTGCTTCTTATTTCAAAGGAGACGGTTCAGCATTAACAGGAGTTACATCAACAGTTGTAGAAACAGCAACTGTGACTTCTTCTTTTAGTAATGTTAGCTCTGTTTCTGTTACACATAATTTTGGTACAAAAGACGTAATAGTCTCAACTTACCTTTCGGACGATACTTTATTTTATCCTGCAAGCATTGTAACTACTAATACGAGTAGTGTTGATGTTACTTTTGGTTCTAATAGAACCGGTAGAGTTGTAGTAGCAAAAGGTGGACATGTAGTACAAGGTAGCATAGTAGGAAATGTAGATTTTAGCAACCTAACTAATGTTCCTACTCTTTTAAGCAGCTCAAATCAAATAGCATCAAATATATCAGGATCATTTACAGCATTATCTAGTTCTATAGCTACTAGATTCGATGGGTTAACTTCTGACTATACTGAACTTACAAATATACCCTCTGGTATTATATCAAGCTCAGCACAATTCAATGCTTTATCTAATACGTCTGCTTCTTACGCTTTAACTGCATCTTATTCTGAAAATCTTAACGCTACAGGCAGTATTACTATAAATGGGTATACACTACCTTTGTTTGATGGAATTGACGGACAGACGATAATAACCGATGGTGATGGTGTATTAACTTTTGATGATGTAAAAATTTATACTTCTGTTAAAAATATATCTGGAACCACTCTACTAAAAGGCACACCAGTACATGCTACATCTTCAGCATCACCCCCATCAGGAAACATTTCTGAAGTCATTGCTGCCTCGGCATCTGATGCTTCTACAATGCCTGCTACTTTTATATTAAACGAGGATGTATTAGATGGAGAAGAAGCAAGTGCAATTTCAGTAGGACTTATTAACGGGGTTAACACATCCGGTTTTACAGTAGGAGATGTAGTATATGTTGGATCAAATGGTGGGTATA